GCCTTGGCTTCATCCGGCAATTCGTTCATTACCTTATAGAAACCAGTGTAATTATTCAGCTTCTTCATCCTATCGAAAAATATCGAGACTCCCCTCGGGATAATGTTGTACTCGGATACGATCAGGCTTTTGCGTTCTTCCTCGCTCAGCTCATCGATAAGCTTCCCCTCTTCTCCCAATATTTTCTCCGCGTTGGTGTCGGATGCCGGGTCGCAAAGGTATTGCAAGACAAGATCTCTTGCCTTATCCAGACATCTCGTGAAGAAACCGCGCTCCAGATCGGTTGCGAATCCTTCGACTTGTCCCAACGCATCGGTTCTCTTCTGGGTTTGCTCGGATGCCGTGATGCTCCCTAATGAAGACTCTGCGGAGACGAATTCGTTGATGCCGTGGTCCATATCGTGGACCATCTTGATTTCCTGCAGAATCGGCATCGCCTTGGTCGGATCGGTCCCTATGCTGTGATATCTGAACGCTTCCCCTTGATATCCGATCTTCTTCAAAATCGGTTTTCCAGGATACAAATCTTGCAAATCATCTTTTGCCTGAGAATCCAAGGCAAGACGATCCACCTCCATGATCCCCAATACTTGCCACAGCAGATTGTCCAATTGGAGATTCAAGAAATCGGTGGCCGCATCTTCCAATGGATTCACGTCCTCGGTTAGAGCTTTTCCAACATGACGAAACGGGAACCGAATCAATGGGGAAAATACGTAAGGAGTTGACTTGTCCGGATATGGATTGTCCAGAATGTCCGTTAGAATGAACTTCTCGTTCGCCACAATAAAATGACAGTGCTTCTTCTCGATCTTGTTGTCCTTGTTGATCAGGGGACCCCAGTAATGGGAGAGCAAGACCTCTTTTCTATAAGCGTTCGTGTAATCCCCGAGCTTGAGACGCTCCAAGCGGCTTTTGTCTTCGTCCTTCATCCGCTTGACATCTCCATAGTCGTTGTTCATGAGTTTATTTAGAACCTTCTTGTCGAAAATCCCATCATCTGCAAGGTCCCAAAGCTCGGGGAGCGTAACATACTGATGCTCTATCTGAATCGATCCGTCCGCAGACCAATCAAACATGAATGGATCAACAGCCTTACATTTGAGTACCGGAGCTCTCTTCTTGGACACTTCCGAGCGAACCGGATCATAGTTGTAATTGTCGTGATATCCGACCCAGAATTTTAGAATGAGCATTCCGGAATAGCCGGCCGCCGCTTCGAGGGATTCACAGAAATGATCGACAAAGGAACACGGTCTGGAATCCAGATGCGCCTTTAGAAGCCGCTTCGTGTAATTGCAGCGCCAAAGATCGTTTTTGTACCATGGATCCGTCTGAGATCTTTTCGGAGTGTCGAAATCGAAATAATAATCCGATTTCAGAAGCGTGGATTTCACGAGGTTCGTGAATCGTTTGGTCTTCGGCTTCGCCATCGGATAATAGACTTTAAACTGCCAGTCTTTTTTCTTTGAGAAATCCTTGCTGCATGAATATTTGGCCAGACTGTCCTTCCAGATCCTCCGGACCGGGGCCAAGACATCACGACATTCCTTCAGCGAACAGTCAAAGAATTCGACAATTTCTTTCTCTTTCAATCCCTAGACCTCCGCTTCGGTGGGGAGGATGGTGTGTTGATCCGGCTTTCCGATACTCAGTTCTTGGAATTCTCTCGGAATGAATCTATCGAACACGGAACGGTTCCAAAGAAGATCCCTGGAAACTCTCGGGTCATCGATCTCAATCCTTCCCGTGAATCCTGCGTTCCTGGTGTCTCTATGGATTTCCCTCTTTGCTCCACAACGGTCGCACCGGTCCACATGGAAAATGCGATGACAATGAGGATCGTCTCTGAACACGGTCCCGATATGCTCCCACTGGTGTTTCCTTCCGTTTACGGTAGGGCATGTGTCCGGAGTATACTTGTACGTGATCTCGTGCATCGGCTTCCCACATCGATAACAATAGTAGAAGTGGTAATATTGATCATTCTTTTCCCTGGTGGTAATATACGCCGATATCTCTAGGCAGAACGGGCATCGCATGGATGTTCATCCTTCTCTTCTTTATCCCACTGTATTCGGTCGTAATTCTTCCGATATTCCTCGCTCACGGCCTTGTGAGCGGGACTCATGAGATTTTCCCGCATGTTGTCGATTCCTTTTTGAATTCCTAGATGAAACTAATGGTAGCTGTACGCAACGGGGAGTCCTAAAGACTGAATCCTCTTTCCTTCAATATTTCTCCGATACTCATCCATGTGATTCAATGTATTGTTGGATTGCCTCACCAGAATTGTCTGCTGGATCGGGAAATGCAGGAACCCGATGCTCACGGAATCATAGGCGTGGTCTTCCCCGGTCGTGTCAACCAACTCAGGATTGTGTTCCTCGACTCTTAGAAGCGGTAAGGTTCGGATGAGGTGGACGCATTCCTCGGTGATGATCCACCATGGGGAACCATCCGGGGCGTTGGAAAACCTTGCGTGGGTCTGCATCTTCCTGGAAGCTCGGGTCCCAGCGCTGTTGTCGGAAGGAATCATGGGGATGTTTTTCTCCGCAAGGACCAACTCAAACTCCTGTCCGATGCTCCCGGAGGACTGCCCCATCTTGTTCCACATGGATTTGTCCGCAATGATGAAATCAATCTTCAGATCGGCTGATTTTTGCAGGAATACCTTCGCAACATCCGTTGCAATCATCTTGAGTCCGGAATTTGGGACAGGTTTCTTCTTTATTGGATCATACGCTATACCATAATATTCACGGAATGTTATGATCTTATCGTATGGCGTTATCGTATGCCAATAAATGGCGAACGGTGTCGAATATCCCCAATCCATTGTGCAGAATACCGGCCATCCCTCCGGGGGTCTTCCGCCGTCCGGAAGAGCATCGTAGAGTCGTTTCACGTGCTTTCTGCGGTCGAATTCCTCGAAGGCTGCTCCCTGGGCCACCTCCCAGTCCCCGAAAAGCATTTGTCTCCTCAACGTGTCGTTGGCAATGCTTTCCAGCGATGCAAGATATTCCTTGTTGTTTTCGATGAGGGTCGGATTGTCGTAGATGGTGCCGTGAATATAGCGTCTCGTGATCTTGGAGACATTCCCGGACGGAGTTTTCATCTCATGTTCGTAGACACTTCCCCATGGGACCACGTCGATCCACCGTTCCTTCACCCATGAAGCTCCGGGGTTTGCAGTGCAACGAATGATCGGCCTCAATTCAGGAACCGACGTGCGGGCAGACAAACGGATAATCTCATACTGGTTCTCTGCGATCTCTTCCACCTGGTCAATAAGGACCTGGTGAAATTCATGTCCCCAGTAGTTGTATTCGTCGCCGGGCTTTTCGCAATGACCCAGGCGAATGATCGCTCCGGACGACATGTAATAGCGGTGTTCATCGCTGTTGTATCTGCATCCGGGGTCGATCTTCTTATAGTAGAAATCGCAACGGTCCTTCAGCTCCAGAAGGCGCTTGTAGGTCTTACGGACAATCAGGGCCCGGAATTTCGGATGATGAATATAGGGTGCAGTGAGAGGATACATGATCAGCACATCCGTCTTTCCGGAACCCTTCCCTCCCCCGTACAGCACCTCGTCTTCCTTGGCCGTGATGAATGCGTGCTGAGGTCCCTTATGGGGTTTCCAGATTACCTCGATGCGCTTCTTGTTGTCTCGGGTCACGACTGTTTTTTACCGATGATGGCTCTCAGGATGCCGAATACGGTTTGGAAAATTCCGTTGGACCTGATGGAAGGGATAAGACTCAAGGCCTCACTCACTGCGAGGAGAGCCGAAACTATGATCAACGCGGTTTCATTGTCGATGGACATTGTCCCATACCCTTGTATCGTTCATTCTTTTCCACTATCTCATGATCGCATCGGTCTCCATGATCTAGGGATCATAAGAATTCGCACTGACTACCAGGTTGGACTCCATGCTGTAAAAGATAGTAACCGCCGACCCATCGGGGCGATTGCCTACAACCGTAGGGGAGTCACTACACTACGTTACCTGCTGGCCTCCCGAAACGGGTTCTCCCGGCAGATCAATTCCTCTGATTTCCTCCAGCGACCAAGACGTAAGAACTGCCATCTTGGCTTGGTAGTAGCCATCTACCAACTCTCGCTGCAGCGCCCCCATATTGGCACGAAGGACCCATATGATTGACTCCGCTCCGCCATAACCACTCAGCATGGCCTCTATATATTGCGTGTGCTCCTGGATTATATCCGGATCGGTAACGAGCCCCAGGCGGATCGCCTCTCCCAGCACAAAGGCACGCAATACATCGGTGACATTATCGGGAGTGTCTCCAATTAAGGCCGCCAGCCTCGGACGCATCTTGTTTTTCAGATACTTAATACGGGCAAACTTCGCCAACTCTAGCTCGGTTTCGGCTCCGGTGAGGAGTCTGCCGTAGATTTCAATCTCTTGCTTCTGTGCATCAGAGAGCATAGTATTCTCCTGTAGTTTTTTGGTAATTGATTTAGCATGTGCGGTGATCCCTCTCTAGATACCGCTTCTGCCCCTCCATGATCAGTTCGTAGACTTCATAGGCCGTATTCCGTATCCGATTTGCCAAAGCATATTTCTCATGTTTCGGAAAGTGATTTAAATACACATTCATGAGCTTGGAAAATTCCGCAAATCTCCGATACATAAGAACTTCTCGGTCTACCGACATAGTAATTCCACTCCATCATGGCGTGCTACCGCACGCCTACACAAGGTAACAGGCCGCACGCCCGCCGACATTGTAGTTCGAGCCCGACCGCGTGAGGTTCCAATGCGCGGACCAAACCCCCGCAGCCGCGCTGAAGCTCCAACCCGAGCAGGAGACGAGACAGAGTTGATCTTTGATGTACTGGTAATAATAATCCTTCCCGAACGTGTCCGTCCCTGTGCCGTCTATCGCCGCGCCATCCTTCGGAAATCCCAGGCCGGTCAACAGATACCCGGCTCCACTTGTCGCCTCGGACAGTACCTGGTTGCCCCCGGAGCCGTACCGCTGTGAAAACGCAACCCCTCCGGTGGTCTTGAACGGAGGCACGAATGAATCCATCATCGCAGCGATTCCGGTGGCTCCCCAATGATCGGTTGCCAGTGTGGTCCCAGCGGTGAAATCCTTCATGGCAGTGGCAGTCTTCGCGGCATAAAACGTGCCCTTCGTCACGGTCCCGGGATCGGTTCCTGCATCATATGGCGTGCCGAACCCGGACGAGTTAAATGGGATCGTGAACGTATTGTCCCCGGTCTTGGTGATCGGCCACAACTTATCATTAGCTGCTGACCAATCCGCCTGGGTGATGCCGAGAATCACCACTATGTCTCCGTTACTCATCCCATGCCCTGGCCAGGTGATCTCGCATGCGGCCGCCTGGCTCATCCCTTCGATATTTGCAGTGGTGGCCACACACGTCACGCCGATACTGACCTCATACATCAACCCATTGAGATCAGCAATTCCGCAATCCTGACCATTGTGGGTAGTTTTGGCGAACAGTGTTCCGGAGCCTGTTTTACCACAATTTGAGTATCCATCAGTCGTGTAGAGCACGGTCGCGTCGTCCACATCCCGAAGGTTGTTGTTATTGCAACCCTTGGGGTAGTTTTTCACAGACTGATACCAGGCGCAGTTGGCTATACTTGCCGCAGCTTGGCCGTGGGCGAGAGCTAATAGCGCGAGAGCGGCATACTGGAACCTGGAGGCGCAATGGAAAATAGATGTTGCGTCCAGCGCCCCGTTTGTCCCCGTGCGCCCCTTTGGTGCCTGCAATGCAGACGCATAGATGTTTCCCAGACTCACGGCACTCAGCGCTGAGATTGGATTATGATCGGCGTGGGCTGAAATGGGGTTGCCGTTCTTTACAGAAGCGCCCACCCATCCGCTCCCTTTTGCAACCTTGCTATTCTTGTATTTGTCAATGAAGAATCCAGGTTGCTCAACTCCGCCATCAATAAAGGAACGATGGAGGGCGTAGCTTGCGGCGTTTGCAGCGGTGGTATCAGCAAAATCATAGATACCTTTGATATCTGTAGCATTGACAGCCAGCCCATTGCTTCCAGTGCCAACCTTATACCAGTACTTCGGTATCCAAACCATGACCGACCCATCTGAATACTGGTAATTTCCATAGTTTGGATGCGTCGGATCACTATAGCCGACGAGCGGAGACATTCCGGCAGGAAGAATTGAAGGCGGGCAAATACCTACCCCAAAGCCCATTCGGCCTGGAATTCCTATGTCGTTTACGCGCGCAGAGCCTACCGGCAGGTATTCGCCTCCCGAGTTGCGGTACTCCAGTGTTCCGCCGTTATCCCGCAGTCCCGCAGTCCCGATGGCTACGGTGCCGGTGAAGGTGCCATCAGAGGCCTTGATGGGTGCGTCGGCTGAATCTCCTGAGTTTCTCACCGAGAGCGTCCCGGAGTCGTCTTTGAGTTTGGTTGTGCCGATGTCTAGCGGACTGTCGATTCCGCTCAAATCGACCGTAGCCACTTTTCCGTCTATCGTGACGTTGCTTGCCGGGATGACTATGGTTTTGACCCTGCCGATGGCAGAGCCATCCGAACTCTGTACCTTTACGGACATCTTTCCCTCCTGTGTCCCGGAAAGGAGCGCTTGAAGAGCTCCTGCGTTGCCACCTTGGGGGTGCGAAGGGTTCCGATGAAGCCCATGCCGCCACCGGAAGGTGTGTCGTAGCATGTGCTGTTATTGATCGGATTCTCGTTCTGGGAGTTCTTCCTTGCGATCCATGACGACAGCAGCGGAAAACATCTCATCTCTCTATTTTGCATCTTTCTCCCCAACTCTTCCCGTGAATTCATCCCATCGCTGCACATAGGGGAGAATGGACCCACCAGTATCAAGAGCCAGCTTGAAGGCCGAAAGCCACATCTCATACACTCTGCGGTCTTTCTCGTCATAATATTGGGCCGTGGTTTGGTAGAACATCTCCGCCGCCGAATAAGCCGCAGTCCCGGCAGCGGAAAGGAGCGACGCCTTCTGAGTTGAGCTAAGGCTGCACCCGAGAAGAGACGTGATAATAACGACGGCTGCGAAAAGCTTTCTCATCTTTTTCTCCTTTTCCTTTTTCGGATCGGAAGACCGGATTCCTCCGTCTCGGAAAACTCTCGAAGCTGATCATCGGACATCTTCAGAACTCCCTTGTTCTTTTTCTTCACCTTCTCCGGATGATGTTCCGCCATCGCCATAAGTCGTCTCTGTTTCTTCGATACCGCAGGCATTGTCTCTCCTCAATGCAACCAGTGCTCTCGCAATGTTATTGATCGTTTGTTCCATGGCAATTTCTTCCATGGTATCCATCTCGGGATTGAAAAACATGGAGAAATGCAGATGGAGAAGTTCATGAACGAGAGTTTCCTCCTCATCTCCATCGGCCATTGTATTTCCTTCCCAATCCATCGGATCGAGAATTTTGATCTCAGCTCTCTGAAAACGTTTCCAATGAGTGCACTGACCAAGAAGATGATTCGCGCCGTCAAACTCGTGGAATCTACAGAACTTCACATCCACGTTCCAATGCGTTAGATTGAGCATCTGTTTCCAAAACAGACACAGTTCATTCAACTCTTCGATGGTGAGAGGGATCCGCATTCCTACTTCTATTTCTCGCATTCGCAGCCTTCCACCATTTGTGTTCCTTCATGTGGTCGAGAATCCTGACAAGCCGAATCCTGTAAGCTCTCTTGGCATGCCATCTTCCGGCAACGAACCCCATCAGTGCAGCAACACTCATTCCCATGATCGCAATTACCCATTGGTACTCCCCATGGACGTGTACTCCTTTCCAAGGCATAGGTGTTGAATTGCATCGAGATATCTCAGGCACAAAGAAAGACGATTGCTCTTCTCCTGCGTCATCGGGACTTCCCTTAAAGTGAGCCGAATGATGTGTTCCACCTTGATTGCCCCCAGGAGAATATCTTCCGCCCTTTTCTCATCAATCGTCGGCATCTTGGTGTTCCTTGACACGCTGCGACAATTTGCCTCGAATAAACGCCACATCCTCGGCGATGCGGTCCATCTTGTCCTCAAGGGACTGAATCCTTGATCCGAGAGAAGAAGGGCACAATGATCTATGATTTCTGCATGTCGTCTCAAGATTCTGAAGCTTGGTCTTCATGACTCCGAAGGTGATCAATCCGCCTCCGATAAAGAAGATCAGCTCTTTCAACCCGTTTTGGATAAAGTCCGGCATTCATAGATCCTCCTTGGAAGCAAAATTACGGTGTCTATAGAGTTTCCTTTCTAACCAGTTCGTCATCCGGAGCAATCACAGGATTACCATCTTCTCTCCACTCGAATCGAAGAATCTCCTTTCTACAAATCGGGCATAGACCGGATGTGTGGACCTGCTTGTCTTTGAACGACAAATGAGCATCACAAAGACCGCAATAGGCGGTATGGGTGATCATCCCTGGAATGCAACTCCTGACGAAAGCGTCCCACTCGTTCTCGTCATAGGTGTTGAGTCCATGGCGGTCACACGCGGAACATGACGCAATCGCTTTATCCGAACAATCCATAGCCATCCCCTTTCCAGCGTGCGCCGCAACCGAACCGACACACCAGTTTCGTCAACAACCATTTCCCGGAAACACATTCCTCCAAACTTACGGCGCTCCTCCCACACCTTCTGCAACGCCATACGTCCCCACACTCCACAAAAAGACTCTCCGGAT